GTCATTCCTTATCCTCACTTTCTGTCGAAATTTCTCGCTTTCTGTCGAAGTGGTATTCATTTGCCGTTTCCGTAATTTGCACTCCCGTTTCCTCAAATATCGTCTTTTGCATATCGTCAAAAGTGATATATCCTTTGTCGAAACTATCAAATATTTCGATACACGCCTCTGTAAATGCTTCAAGCCTCTTTTTTCCGAAGCCGTGATGATCTCTTAGAACCATTAACGGAATCCCGAGCATAAGCACCAAGGCGGTGTATGCCGTCTTGTGTGCCTGCTCTTTCTTAAATGCTTCAAATTGGTCAACCGTCAAGTTCAGGGTAGCCGTTTTCTTCTGTTCCGACTTCTGTAATCTCCGTCTTTCCGCTCTGTTCATCAGTGTCCACTCCCAATGCAATAGCTTTTGCTCTGATTATTTCTCTCTCTCTTGCTGTCATATTACTTTTAACAACTTCTGCCCAAGCGGCTGCATACAAGTCTTTCGGAGCTTTTTTGAAGCTTGCCTTATAACCGTCCCAATCATTTGTTAAAAATACATTGCTCATAAAATCATTTTTCATTGTTTTTCTCCTCCTGTTTTCTTTTTTCTTTGTACTCGTTATATTGTTTTCTGTATTCATAGCTTTTCCCAAATACATTCCACGCCGCCTTGACAAGCTGAGGTTCAAAAGGTCTTATTTGTTCCAAGTCATCTACGGCTCTATAAGATATAGGGCATCCGCAACATCCTGTCCTTTTTAATCCGTATACTTCATATGCGTCCGAATACTTAATGCCGTATGTTTCCTTATACCATGCCTTATCCTTATCGGAAACATAGAATAAAGGGCGTAATCTAAACTGCCCGTTAGCGGTTTGTGTGAAGCACATAGATGTGTTGTCTGTTCTCGGTACCGAACGCATACCGCCCTCATCACGTCGTTCACCCGTAATGATCATGTCATATCCCTTTTGCATCCTGTGTGCTAATTGCTTTTTACAATAGTCACAACACTTTGCACTTATTTGGAAGTCGGGCGGGTATTCGTTGATGAAATCACGCATATACTTACTTGAATTTATCACAAGCTGAATGTTTGGTCTCGGTTCACCTTTTGAATTACAGCAGCATAAGAAATTAATTAAGCTTTCGCATTTAGGGTATCTTTCCTTTAATTCACGTCTTTTAGCTTCTTTATCTTCTGCCAAATCGTATTCTTCCGCAATGCTGAGCGGTACACCTTTCTTCTGCCAGTCCGATAAACCCTGTGACATTATCTTTGACACAAACGGAATACCGTGCATATGAGCCGAACGCACTATATTTATTTTCGGTCTTCCTATCTCGATATGCACACCGTATTTTTCCTCCGTCTCTTTCACATGGTCTCTTGTAGCTTTCATTTCAAGCCCTGTATCAAAGAATACATATTTAACTTCGGGTAATGTTGTTTTAATTTGCCTACAACGTTCTATAAGGTCGATTAAAATATCGCTGTCTGCTCCTCCCGAATAAGAGCATATAGCATTTGGATGGTGTGTGAGCCTTGTCATTATAATGCCCATTATCACTTGAAATTTTTGCGGCGCATCGTAATCCGCATATTCGGGTCTATCAAGATAAACCCTGCTTACTCCTTTTTTCATTTTTTACTCCTTTTCTATTAAAGTCCAAACTTCTACATTATCACCGAAAGCTTCAGTAAGAGCTTCGTATAAGAACTCCGATATGTTGGTGTCCTCTTTTGTGTTTATACATACCTTATACTCACCATACATAAGATCACCCTATCTCTTCCCAAGTAAACCTACCTTTTCCGCTGTTACGCCACTGTGCAAAACCTCTGAGTACGCCGTAATCAAGCCATTCTCTTACTACATTTTCAAGCTTTCCGTCAAGCAGCTGCACGGTAAACTCAATATAGCTTTCGGGCGGTATTACTTCCGAGCGTGCCAGGGCTATTCTCTCACCCTGTGCCGTTGACGCTCTCAACGGTCTTTCGCAATGTTTAAGGTTCTTGTCTCCGTAATTCTTAAAGAGTATCTTACGCTCTTTCACGAACACTAAGCCGTCTATTACCTTCTTATAAGCTTTAAGTTTCTTGCTCTCACTGTTTGCCTTACGGTTGAGCATACCGCAACAGTCTTTGAAGTACCCTTTGATGTGATAGTCGTAGATGTACGGCTCTCCGTCTGCGGTTTTCAAAAATACGGTGGTCTGCTTTTCGTTGTCCGCATCAGAGTCAAAGTTCAACAGGTCGTTTTCCTCTTCTTCTATAAGTTTCGGCTTCGGTGCTTTTGAGATAATATAATCCGAATGAATATCCGGGTTATTGCTTGCCATCCCAAGCACCTCTTCAATAAATGTTGCTCTTACCTTAATTTCCTTTTCTACAAATCCCATTTGTATTCTCCTTTCTTTTACTCCTCCGTTACTTTTCTGTTTCGTAGCTTTAAAATTCTACACATTTCATTTCCCGCGCTATACATACCAAGCCTTGACAATTCTGTTTATGCGGTAATATCAATCATTCTGTTTGCATCACCTCCAACAATTTCATAACTTTTAAACTGTCGCATTGTATACAATGGTCATTAATAATCTCAATGTCCTTTGCACTCGGCTTAAAATATTTGTTACACAATTCAATAATGTTGCGAATTAAAATATTTACATTATCGGCTTGAAGCTCCATTGCATATACACTCTTTAATGCGGTAGTAAAGTCTTTTCTACACTTGCAATTTTTGAATTTTCTTTCAAGGATAACAAGTACCATAGCACCTTCTCCTGCGGCAGGCTCAAGAAAAGTAACACTCGGTTTAAAGCTTTCTTCGGGCAATAAGTCGCACATATCCTCAACAATATGTTTTGGTGTAAAAACCTCGGCGAAGTTTTTCACTCTCTCTCTTGATTTTATTAAATGCATTTCTTTTACTTCTCCGTTACCAACCCCATTGTTGTATTCTCCTTTCATTGCCTGTCTTTAGTCTGCTGTTCTATTCCACCGCACAACCAAGCAAATCCGTTACTTCTCTTAACCAAGCATATCCATAACGCAGCTCCTTTCTCTCCTCTACATCTCAATTCCTTGTCAAAGCAAGTCCGTTCAGGGCTGTTCCTTAACACTTCAAATCTATTATACGCATCTCCATAGCTTTTCACTGTTTTTCCCCTCATCTCCGGAACAATACTTTTCTCGTCCCTTGCATATCAAGACTGAACTATTCCGTTTCCACGCAATCTTTGCACATCGAAGCAATACTACTCCCTTGCAGTCCCTGGCAGTTCGTTACAAGTCTAGGCGCTACCCTGGCAGTTCGTTACAAGTCTAGGCGCTACCCTTGCAGTCCCTTACAGTCCGTTACAGTTTGTTACAGTTCCTTACGCAGCATTATTATGCTTATTCTATACAGAGCTTTGCTATGCGTTTCCGACACAAAGCACCACTATGCTTTTCTTTTTCAGAACGGCAGATCGTCATCGTCTTCGGTGTTTGGTACTGCGTAGAATCCGCTATTATCGCTATTGCTTACATTCTCTTTCTTTTCGATTAAATAGTCTTGAGGAAGTTTATAATCACCTTCATTAAGCTTCTGAACGCTTATAGCAAGGTTACACTTTGTTGTGCTCCTTACCTGTCCGTCATTGCCGTAGTATTCTTCAATAGAGAATAAGCCTCCGAACACTTTATCCTTTAATGTTTTCTCTTCCCAATTCCACATATAGCCTTTGTTAGAAGCCTCAATGGATGTAATAAATCCTTTAAAGAACGGGTTTGTTTTGCCGTCATTCTTTGTAAGTATAAGGCGGTATATACCACGCCATTTTTTCTCGGCTCTGTCGTCACTGTCGAACTTCTGCTGAAAGAACCCTTTGTACTCTCCGTCCGAAATATCAAACGCAACTACAAGTACATCCTTACCCGTCTTTGTCTGTTCGACTTTAGCGGTTTTTACCTTACAAAGGTATCCGCCTTTAGGTAATGTACTGCCATTACCCTGTCCGTCTGCTGCGTAAGTCTCTTCCCAATCGTTAGGTTTATTCATTTCTTCTTTTCCTCCTTGTTGAATCCGTAATACTCTCTTATGGTATCGTCAACCATTTTTAAATCGTTATCTATAATGTTGTCTTTAAACATATCAAGCGGTGTTTTGACGGTATTTGAGCCGTCACTGTGAGTGATAAACCCATACTCACCACCGCTGTTTATTGCCATTAACACAATGGAAAATAAACCCTCTAATGTAAGTTGGTTATCTAACATTTTCCCAAGTGTCTTTGCTTTTGTGTTCCCTTTGTCATCGTCTTCCGAGTGATGTAAGAAATACACTATTGTATCTTCGGATGTGTTGTTTATTACTGTCTGGATCAGATTGTAAAAATTCACAGCCATATCCGTAAACTTTTGATAGCCAAGCTCAGATACCCTTGCAAACGCTTCAAAGGTCAATAAATATTGCGTGTCATCCAACACATAGCATTTCAAGTTATTAGCTTTTAATGCTTGATTAATTTGTTTGTAGCTTGCGTGATTAACACATTTCAAGCTGTTTCTAAACGGCAACGGTTTGGAAGCTACATTAAGCACACCCACTTTGTCGGGATCTAAATTTCTCATTGACGTAGACTTCCCACTGCCCGATTTCCCGATTATTAAAACTGGGATCCCCATATAATCACCTCGCACTAAATGAATTAACAAGCCTTGCAAAAGGTAACTTCTTTCCGCTTGCAAGTGCCTCTTTTATTTTTGCTTCGTCATTCTTTTTTGCCGTATACTCCACCTTGTACTCATCGGGAACGCTGTCATATATGTCAAGCTTATCCGACTTAAAGGAATACAAGGTGTGCTTAAGGGTCTTGAACTTGTCATATCCTAATCCCGTTAGTATCTTCCCGAGGATGTTCTTCATCCTAAGCTGCTCACGCTCCAAGCTCTTTTTCCTGCCCTGTAAACGCTTTATTTCTTCTGCGAGAGCGTCCGCTTCGGTTTTTTTGGTCTTTATGATGTAAAGCCATCCGTCAACTTTTTCTTGAAGCTCACCCTCTACGAGTTCCCAATTGTCGAGTAAGAAGTCGTCATCCTCTTCTCCGTTTTCGATCATATCCAGTATGTAATGGTACATATTGGATATTTCAAAAATGTTATCCATTAATCCTTTCCTCCCATTGCCAAACCAATTACTATTAAAGTTAAGAAGCCTACGATAAAGCCCGCTATAAAAAGCAACATATAATCACCTCATTTCAAACACCCCTTGCTTTATCTGTTGGTAAAGGTTATAGCGGTTTGCGAACTTCCTGCGCTCTACCGCTTCTCTCGCTTCCTTTCTTTCTCGCTCTTTCGCAATATAGACGATACCATCTACCATAGTTTTAATATTGTACCCGATAGCTAAGCCTGCTATCAGTAATGCAAATTCCGTCATAATGATCTCCTTTCAATTGCCCCAATATCTGTCTGACAGACCTAAGATATAATCCGCAGAGCAGTTGTATCTTTTACATACCTCAATTAGGGCATCAATTACCTTTGTATAGCGATACTTTATCAATAACTCTGCATCCGCATCATAGTTATCGCTATAATTGCATTGAAGCACACCGTTTTCTATCAGTACCGCATTTACTCTTTTTTTTATATCCATATCTTACCCTCACCCACTCAATAAACATCGGACGGTCAATTTCGTACCATCCCTTATTGTTTTTCCTTGCCCATTTGGGACGTTCCGCTTTAATGCGAAGTCTTAAAGACTTTTCGCTCTCTCCCGAAATAGCGGACGCTACCGAAATGGGGATGATGTCAATCCACATTTTGGTTTTCTCCTTGCCTTGCACACAGTAATTTTTTTTGCGTTTACGCAAAATTCAAGCGAAAAAAATTTTGCTCGGATTTTTAATTTTCAGATTTTCTACAATAATGTCAATTTCCCTACGATAAAAATCGCTTTCTCCGTGCATTTTACGATATAGCGTAGACAAGTCAATATCAAGCATTACCGCTATATCAGATAATGTATAGCCGGATTCTTCTATCGCCTTTTTAAATTTTATCTCATCGAACAATTAATCACCTCCTCATATTTTGCGTTTATGCAAATATAATAGCACATCAAATTTTCTTTGTCAATATATTTTTTGCATTTTTGCAAATTATTTCTTGCAAATATGCGAAATTAATGCTATTATATTAGATGAAAGGTGGTGATATAATGAATATGAATGAAAAAATAAAAGAGTTGCGCCAAGATTTGAATATGACTCTACAAGAACTCGCCGATAAAATAGGCGTAAATGTTTCTACGGTACAACGTTGGGAGAAAAATGACATTAAAAATATGCGTAGAGATAAAATAAAATCTCTTGCAGATGCTCTTAATACTACTCCCGATTATCTTATGGGATGGACTGACATAAAAAATAAAATCAATGCAATTCACCCACTCCCCCCTTTTATAACTAAGGAATATCCGTTAATCGGTAAAGTTGCTTGTGGTGAACCGATAGAGGCTATAGAATTAAATGAAACAATATCCCTCGATCTGAACATTGATTGTGATTGCGTATTAATCGCTCGTGGTGATTCGATGATAGAGGCAGATATATATGATGGGGATCTTGTATTGATAAAGCAACAAGAACACCTCAATAACGGTGAAATCGGCTGTATTGTTGTGGATGATTCCGTGACGCTGAAAAAGTTTTATGATTATGGAAATATGGTTGTGCTTAGACCTTGCAATAAAGATTATAAGGAATTGGTATACGATAAAGATAGTCATTTGGAATATTTCAATATTTACGGACGCTGCGTTGGAGTAGTCCATAAGCTATAAGACTTTTACGGTATAAAGAGGTGATACAATGAGCATTTTAGCGGATAATATAAAGAAACGACGACGTGAATTAAAGCTCACCCAAGAAGAGCTTGCAACTGCTTTAGGATACACAAACAGAACGACAATATCTAAAATCGAAAGCGGAAAAATAGATATAACCCTACAAAAGTTAAGGGATATAGCAAGAGTACTGGGCGTGACTGCGGGAGAATTAGCAGGACCGGAAGGCACTCTTCCTGATACCGATGATTTGATTCTCATTGACAATGAACAGAAGATCCCCATTATTGGCAATGTTGTATGTGGTGAACCCGTATACGAAGAGGAATATTTTGAAGGATATGTTTCTACAGACATTAATGCCGACTTTGCACTTATAGCTCACGGCGACAGTATGATAAATGCCGATATTAAAGACGGTGACATTGTATTTATAAAGCGACAGCCTATTGTGGATAACGGACAAATAGCCGTAGTAGCTATTGATAATGAAATTACTATGAAACGGTTTTATCGTTATGAAAAACAGATTGTTCTAAGACCCGAAAATCCCAATTATAGTGAAATTGTATGTACACCTCATAATGAAGTATATGTTTACGGTAAAGTTGTAGGAATACAGCGTAAAGTCCGTTAAAATATATGATCCCCCTTGCCTTGCACACAAAAAGAAGGGAGATAAAACAAATGAGAAGAGCAAATAACTATGGATGTATCACAAAGTTAAGTGGTAAAAGACGGAGACCTTATATCGTTACGAAATATGATAAAAAGGCAAGTTTAAAACCTAACAAAGACGGTACATACTCCGAAAAAAGAAAAATTCTCGGCTACTTTGCTACATTGAAAGAGGCTGAGATGTTTTTAGCTAATTACAATACAAAGGATGCACTTCCCGATGATACGGAGGCTTTCTACAACATTACATTCAAAGAAGTGTATGATATATGGGCAGAAAGACATCTACACAAGTTAAGGGAAAATACACAAAAATGGTATAATAAAACAATAAAAAAGCTCACTCCATTACATAAAATGAAAGTGAGGGAACTACGATTATATCATTTACAATCATTTATAGATAGCCTCGGGATGGTGGATAAAGGAACCTTTAATCAACTTAAAATCGTAATGAATGCGGTGTTTGAGTGGGCTTTAAAGAACGATATAATCACAAAGAACTATGTGCAATACCTTGAAGCTGATACGAAGGAAGTTGTAAGTCACAAGCCATTAACTCATAAGGAATATGAAAAGCTTTGGAGATCTTCCGAGGATATTGCAAAGCTCATATTAATTTATTGCCATACAGGGGTAAGACCCTCCGAGTTTATTGAACTAAAAAAGGAAAATGTTTACGACAACTATTTTAAAATTGTAAATTCCAAAACAAAATCCGGCATAAGAACCGTTCCCATTGCAGATAAAATAAAACCATTCTTTAATGACTTTATCGGCAAATACGATTATCAGACTTACTTATCGGAATTTAAAGAGATACTGCCGAATCACACTCCACATGATACAAGAGCGACTTTTGTTTCATTTGCTGCCGAAAAAGGCAACGATAAGGTTCTCATCCAGAAGATCGTAGGACACAAAGCAGGAGATGTAACGACAGATGTATATACAACAATCTCATTAGAACCGTTACTAAAAGTAGTAAATTCTATATGATTTTTGTTACAGTTTTGTTATAGGTTCAAAAAAATCGCCTTTCAGAAACCGCATAAAACCGTGGTTTCTGAAAGGCAAAAGGTGATTTTTATTATAACCATTGATTTTTAAAATTCCCAAACCCCTTTATTTATGCGGTTTTGAGTGAAATTTTGTTATAGGTTTGTTATAGGTTTGCAAGGCAAGAGGGGGAAAACAGCACTGCCAATTACAGCAGTGCTTATCTTTTTAATACTCGGGTACCTCAACCCCAATATCATTCAAACTATTATTATGTATAAAATGCCTTTCCACAAAGGTCTTATGTTTCTTATGATCGACGGTTTTTCCGTCGAACTCACCGTAGTACCTGCCGTCCTTGTATTCGGCAGTGCCTTTTACTCCGTCGTATTCAAATTCTATTTTGTTTGTGTTCTTAGCCATTTTGTAACCTCCTGAAATAGTTATCCGTGTGTTGTATTTGTTTAAAGCAATAGAGTTTACCCAAGTTGCTTTTTAATTTTATTGTCCGCTTTTCTCCAAGCACGCAAAAGAACTATCTCTTTTTCTATCATATCCGTATAGCGTGTGTATTTGTTTATGTCAATGTTTGAACACAGCAAGGATATTACATACTGCATTTCTTGTAAAAGGCTTTCGCAGTTGCATATCGCCCTTGTTTGGAAGTTTCGTCGTTCGGTATATTCGCTTTCATTGGTGACGAATATGGTGTTTGCGGATGTTATGTTGTTTACAAGGTCGAACAAGAGCTTGATTATATTTTCCCGAAAATGATTGATAAGCCATTCGGGATATATGGCTTTCATTGTATGCTTAAAGTCATACCTTTCCGCCAAATCTTCAAACACCTTTTTATCTTCCTCGTTAAATTCCGCTATAAATTTAAAGTCCCTTATCCTGTTCTTTATCCCGAAATCCCGAAGTAAAAGCATCGTAAACTCCCGTCTGAGTTTCAAGGCATGTATGTACACCTCAAATTTACTTTCAGTCCTTTTGTACTTAGGTACGGACATATACACTTTCCTTTCTGTAAATTTTTATTTCCCCGCCTCATATAGGGGCGGAGATTGACCGATTAACCGATGTATAGAAGCGGGCGAACGCCACTGTCATACGAAGCATAGTCCCGGCCGCAAAGACCGTAAACGCGGACACGCGAGAAGCCGCCAGAACCGACGACATCTTGCAACCAATACCATTCCTTACTTGTAGCCTTATAGCCCCAACCGCAAGGGATGTAGTCGGGTCTTAACCTGAATATCGGGAGTTGCTTACGCATTCCGTAGTTGTTACATCCGTCATAGCTATGGTTATAAATATTCTGCCCGAATACTTCCATTTCGCTTAAAAGCTGTAATTTTGAAGGGTTACTTCCTTCATCCCAATCTTCTTCCGAAGCCCAGGAGTAATCACTCTCGTAATATCTTACATTGCCTATGCTTGTTCTTTTAAAATCGGTACTGCTACATACAAGGCTTTCGGGTGCGAACAGACGATTTTGCCCGAATACTGCCTCAAATGCCGATACATAAGCGGGCATTGTTGTTTTGTACATTACACTTTCATAATATCCGCCTTCCGCCGTGTCCGTATCGTTCATCTTTGCGGTAGTTTTTAAGCTGTCCTTTGCCACAAGCGCTATATGGTTTCTGTAATCGCAATCGTAATCTTCATTTTCGCTGTCCCATATTGCCATTCTGCCGCCGTAGCTGTTGATACCCGCAACCAAAAGCTCTACATTTTCCGCACCGCCTATTGAGGAATTAATAGCTACCGTAATGGTATCGCCCACATATATATCCTCAAAGTTGCCCGACTGTACCATTGCAAGTATCTGAGCTATCGTATACTTGCCGCCAAACGCCGTATTAAGCTCCACACCGTTGCGACATAAAGAGTTGTGGTCGAATTTCGTCACCGCTCCGCTGTCCGCAATGGCATTCACGCCGTCCGATACGGCATTCAATAATGTTACAATGTTGTGTGTTTCGCCGTCTTCACCTATAAAGCGACCGCTCATCGGTGAATAAGCATCGGGGTTTAATGTTCCCATAGTGTTTACCTCCTAAAAAATATATTATAGGGCGAGTATGCCCGACCTATCCATTATCACGAGTATACGAAGCATATCTTTTGTAAGACCTAAGTTCTTTCCGTCACCTTGCATTATGCCTTCTTCTACAAGCTTCGTAACTGTATCTACCGCCCATGCAGGTATATCCTCAAGCTTATCGTATCTTGGCTCTCTTTCCGCCTCAAATTTGTTGTTGATAAAGGTTATGATTCTATCTTCAAGCTCTTTGTTGTACTTGTATATCATATCGTTGCAGATCTTTTGTACATTTGTTTCCGTCATATCGCTTAACCTCTCTTTAAAAGCAAACCATTTGTTTACATCCTTGACCCACGGAGCAGGACAATTTTTAAGACAAACATCGTAATGCCGTATTACATTTGCAAGCGGTACACCGTATCTGTCCATAAGGTCTTTTACAAGCTCTGCCGCTCTGTCTGCCGTCTTTTCGGATATTTGATAATCTCCGCAAGTGCAAAGCTCTATCCCTATGCTGTTGCGGTTACGACAAGTGCATCTGAACGGCATATTTGGTGTTTCGCAATGCCACGCAATATCGCCTTCAGGTACAGAGCTATATATGTCATTATCGTCCACAAAGTAATGAGCCGAAGCTCCCACATTATTGTTTGCAAAATAATTTGCATTACCCCTTGCCGTATCTTTGGCATTGCCCGTGTAATGGATAACTATCCACTCTGTCGATTGCCTTGCGCCGCCGTAGTTGCTACGCTTACATCTTAAGGTTTTTATATTCTTCAAGCCGTTTCACCCACCTTTTCAGCTTTTCTTCCTGTCGTTGCGGATAAACTTCGAGCTCTACCATTTCGGCACACAAGGCTACATCGTTAAACTCTTCGATAAGTGCATAATACACATCGTTATATGTAGCACTTGTCGGGTTTTCCTTCCTCAAGAGCCGTGACATTTTAATGCAAGCCTGAGCAAGCTCGGCACATTCCTCCGCCAATTGCTCGTAAAGCGCCGCTTTAGGTACTTCCTTTTTAATCTTTTCCCTGTTCATCTTTATCCTCCTTCAACTGCTCCAAAATATCCTTTAATTTCTGTGGTATGGGTAGTCCCAAATGTGCGGAATTTTCAAGTATGCTTATACCTTCATTGCTTAAGTAAAAGAATATAACTGCCGTTCTTAATACGGATCCATTACCCACGAGCTGAGTATCCACAATGTTGCCGATACCCACGAGCACGAAGATAAGAACTTTCTTGAATATGCCTCTGAACCCTATCTCACTTGACAGCCTTTTGTCTGTTATGGCACACATCACACCCGTAATGTAGTCAATAGCCACAAAGGCTACAAGGGCATACAGCAAACCGTCCACACCTCCCAAAAACCACCCCACAAAACCACCGATAACCGAAAATAAAAATTGATACTGTTTCATAATTCCCTCCTTATGTCTTGATTGTCATTAATAAGGGTGCAAACGTACCATCCGAGAGCTTAATGTACCAAGTGAGCGGTGCAAACGTGCCGTCCGAGAGCTTGATGTACCAACCGCTTGATATTGGTGACGGCGCATCCCATCCAAAAGTCCACGGATAGCCTTCATTGTTGCTGTCGATCTTCCACACATCAAGGATGCCGTAAGGATTATCAAAACCCTCAAACGGATGACAATTGACGATACAAGGGATAGTAACGGGGTAGCCGTCGGTGTCCATATACCAGTCTTCTATTTGAGATGTCGTATCAAAATATACAACTTTATTATAACCACTATTATCATATTTCATATAACCTTGATTCGCTTTATCATTATATGTTGATATTGCAACACCCGCGTTAGTGGTAGCGACCCAAACAGTTATAACCGGTGTACCATAGGTAATTTCTATGTCTTCCATATCAATTTCCAATGGCTGCCAACCGCTTTTCGTTATAGTTAAATTATCATTAAACAACACCCTATCAGTACTGGTATTTCCGGTGCCAAGCAAAATACGCACATTGCAAGTATGCTGAACATCCGGGTTATCATTTGCTTTCACGTATGCAATAATCCTGTGTAATGTAAACCGTTTAAAAAAATGTCTGTATTGAGTATAAGAATAATTGCTCCATGTACCCGCTTCATACACCCAAGTAGTCTTATCTTCATTACCGGCAAATTCATACATCTTGTAATAGACATTAAGAGATACGGCTTTTTGCATTCCCACATTATCATAAAGCAGATGTTTATGTACGGGATACACAGTTGGATATTGTGATATGGCAACACCAGCGTTTACGGTGTTTACCCTCACGATTATATATGGCGTATCATATTCTACTTCGGCGTTTATATCATCTACTGTTATGGTTTGCCAATTGTCCGCATCTTGAGCGACAGTATGTGTGCTTGTGTATAATAATGTTGCGTTTTCGAGGCTTTGCTCGCTGTTGCAATATATTTCCAAATTGGCAGAACCCTGCGTATCGGAAGCTTTAGCATAAAATGTAAGACTATTAATTGTTAATCTACGCAAATCATGTTTAAAGTATGTATAAGCCGATACCCCTGAAGTATTTGGGTTGTATGTCCAAGTTGTTTGATCGTGGCTATAAAAATCAAAATCTTCAATCATATCAGCCAACCTCTCTGTCTAAGAAAACTTGCGTCCTTTAAATTTTCTCTTGTTACAGGTACACCTCTGCCGTCGCCTATTGTATAATCCGCATAATACAGGCACTCAAACATATTGGCTGCTGAAGGGTTGTTCGCAATTGGGCATATACCATTGGTCGGCGTTCCCCCAATGTTTGTCATATCAGTGTAGCAATATAAAAGTTGAGTATTGCTTTGCCATCCGGTTATCCCCCCGTAATAATTAGTAGCCTCCACCTTACTTCTATTCCATGCATTTGTAACAGCCATACCGCTATAATTATTTTGAGGTCTAAATAAAGCCCCTTCATAACAATGAATTTCGGAATTCATATAAATATTTATGCCATTAAAATAATTATTTGAATGGCATCCGTATACAAATCTTGCTCTATAAGTTCCGCTAATGCCCAATCTGTTGACTAATCTTTTTTGCGGCGCATTTACACGGTCGTCTATCATAGCAATAGCAAAAATATTGCTACCACTAATACCACGAGCGTTTGTATATGAACAATTACCCTTAACTATAATGTTTTCGATGCACGGATTAGTGTCGGTTGGAGTGTTCCCGCTTAAACATTTCCACGCCAATAACTGACACCAGTTACCACCTGTATATGCATTCGTGAAATGGCAATTATCAAAAACAAGATTTCTGATATACCCATTAACATTGGTGCACATAAACTGGAATCTCTCATCACCTTGGAAAATGACAAGATTCTTTATCGAATATCCTTGTCCATCAAAATAATAATAGTCAGTAAGACCACCGTCGACAGATGACCGCCAATGTGTAATACTTTGCTCTTCCAAATATCCTTCAAAATCAATGTCGTTATCGAGATATATTTCTGCATAGTCCGAACTACTTCCTATTGCTGACGAGCTATTAAACACTTGCACAAACTGTTCGGGTGTTGTTATATGTATCACACTCATCAGCTACCACCTCCACTCGTATCGGTATACAACCCTATCACAGTCATCGCAGGTGCATCACTCGGTACATCGTCCAAGTCCGTCACAAATACCATTGGCGGGATCTCGGTCTCGAAGTCTGCCTTTACAAGATTTGTTTTGTCCTCGTAAAACTTAAAACCATTTGCTTTTTGGTCTGTTGTACGGTTTTTTATGATTTTAGGGATGTACTCTCCATTTACAAGTTCCCAATCCCATTTTGCAACTGTCTTGACAGTACTTCGTGGAAGCCTGACTTCAAAGGCTTTAACATCTACATTATTTCCGTATACCGCTTGTGGATTTGTAAATGTATATGAGCTGTAAGCGCCTATATCCGTGCCTATGGAAGTATAATATACCTGTTGCCCACCTATGGTAAATCCTGCCGTATTGGCATACGAATAACTGACACCGCTTGAATAAGTAGTTTCCCTTAACTGTATATCCGCCTCCGATATGCTTGTCTGTTGTGCTACAAAGGAGTATGGCGTACTGCTGAATATGTATGTGTCGGAATTATTCCAAATAACCTTTTTCTTCGCAACGCTGTAATAGGCATCACCGTGTAAAAAATACGGTTTAACGTTCGTCAACAGTTCATCGTCTATACCGAAATTGCCGTTTATATTTACTTCAAGATTTTCGATAGCATTTGATAACTCCTGTTTAACTTTCGATATTTCGGAATTATCGTTTGACTTTGTTGCGGAATTTTCGTAGAGTGTTGTCTCCCCTACTCCGCTTATAACCGTATTTCCGTTTATCTGAATATTAACTGCCGTTACCGCTCCCGTATAGTTCACATTATCTTTTACATAAGTGATTAAATCTAACGGTTCTAAAAAAGGTGACGGCAACACGGTAGCGGTAAAGGGTCTGTATGTTAATCCTGTTATTTGCGTGTATATGCCGTTCAACACCGCTTCAATGTTATCACCTTCAAGGATGTCACATCCCGAATAGGATATAGCTCTCTGGTCATTACCACACGTAAATACATTACCGTCATTATCTGTATAAACAAGACCCAAGATTTGATTATTACTTTCGTATAAATCGCTTTTAGTTCTTAATGCTTCCGAATATGTGTAGCTACTGTTTGTAAACCACTTAAATTCAAGGTTTCCGTTACCGTTCATATAGCAACAAGTTGCCGTTAGAAATGCACACCAACCAAGCAATTGTCGCATAGTACCCGTGTATGAGTTGAGAAACTCGGCAGACACTTCATAATCATTATTGACTAAATCGGATAAATCAGTAGCACATGTTACATCCCTGTCCTCACATATATAGTCAATCAAATCGGTAATTGTAATATTGTCATTAAAATTAAAATTACACTCTTTATCAAACTTAATAAGCCTATCAAGAGCTTGAATTTTTAATTGCATTATCTTCCTCGGAGATGTATCTACGATAAAGACACCACAAGGAAGATATTGAACAGTACCATTTACTTCACATCCAATCTCAACAAAAAGCTCGCCGCCCGTAAAAGTCACATCATCAAAATCACCGCTGCTGTTATCCAATGTTAATGTCAGCTCGCTTGCAACGGTGCTACCAAGCTCTATTTTAGAACTGCTTGCAACAGAACGGTCTATAATTAAACCATTTTCAATGATATTTGAACTATTGATTTGGGTCTGAACGCCCTCGGTATCGGTAAATGTTATTCTTACATACTGATATTCGCAATTTAAAAACGCATCCGTTAAAGCACTCATTATTTACCCGACCTCTCTATAATGTCGAATGAGATATTTTCCCATAAACCGAGCTTATGATTATACATTACACTTGACCTGTCGCCGACGTAGAATACAGATGTCCTCGTCCCTCTCATTGCATCTACATATTGGATTGAAATATACTCTCCGTTAAACGCAGATAGTATCGTTTGAGCTGCCGAATCATCCACATAATGCCATTCCAAATGGACTTTTGCACATTGCCCGACTCTTTTTTTCCACATTACCGTGTCTTCCGTTCGCCCTGCATCGGCAGCAGATATATCGTTTAAGCTCCATTCGTAAACCGCAGGGCAAGGTATTTGCACCCCGCCCACCGATTTAATGGGATTGTATGTTTGGTCTGTCATATCATCCACCAACCTTTATCAATTAACCGAAACGACCTGTTTGCCCGCCCTTGTATTGGTGCGTGTAAAGGCATTGATCATAGAGCTTGTAGTTACTTCTACGGTAGTATCCTTCTTGTCTATCCTATCAAGTATTTCGTTCATATCTTTGATAGCGGAAGCAAGGTCTTCTTGTGTCTGTGCGTAGCTATTTTCATTACCATTAATATATACCGACGGCACAGTGGGCTTTGACTGTCGCTCCAATACATTAATGTAAGCGTCCATCGTTGTGTCAACTTGTGTCTTGAGCGTGTTATAATCCATTCCCGGAATAAGGTTTATCATAGCTTTGTTTAATTCCAAAAAGCTATCTGTAAAGTTCTTTGCCATTTTAGATAGTCCCGCTTGCCAACCGTATAAGATCCATTCAGCAAGTCCTTCGCCCACATCATTAAAGAACGGGAAGAGCTTATCGAAAAATTGTTCAATAGGGTCTGCTATTTTTGTCTTTAACCAATTATTAATTCCTTTAAGCTCATCATCAATTCCTTTTTTGAATTTGTTTATCGAATTTTTACCATTTATCTTAAACGCAATGTTTAGAGTAACTAAAAAATCTTTAATCGGCTTCCACAAATGTGTTTGAAACCACTCTCCGATATTATAAAGCGCTAAGAATGCGCCGTCTTTAAATTTATCAAAAGTTGTCTTTCCGTCTTTCTTCATCTCGGGGAATTTCGTTGTAAAGGAATTTTCTATCGGTGTCCACAAATTCTCATCTATCCAAGCCCCCACATCCATAAGCCCTTCGGTTAAACCCGTATTAAGAGCTTGTGAATAATTACCACCGCTTGCTTCAAGATCATCCTCTAAGCTGCCGCCCGTAAAGGCATTAATAAACGGGAATACGATATTCTTGTTTACCCATTCACCAAGGTCTAAAAACGCCTTAAATATATCATCGGGCGAAAGAGATATTCCTTCGGGGTACATTTCTTTTATAAAACCGCCGACAAGATCGAATGCCGCTTTGAAAGCTTTACCAAGAAACGTGAATATAGCAGTTGAAACTTCATCGACTTTTAATTCTTCAAAGAACTCTTTTAATCCCTTTGCGAGATCTTCTCCGACTTGTTCCCAATCATAACTGTCAAGCCAACTTGAACCTTCATTAAACGCTCCGACAAGAAACTCACCGATAGACTTTCCGATACTGCCCAATAATCCGGGAGTGGTTATTAAACCAATTCCGAAATCTAACGCCGACGTTATTATCCTTGTAAAGGTTGCTCCGATCTCTTTAAAGTCTATATTCCTAAATGCACTTTCAAGAAATTCTCCGACTTTTCGACCGACATTAAAGAAGTTTGCTTTTCTCAAAAAGCCGTTCACAAATGCGATACCCTTATTTACCACATCCGCAACTTGTTTACCGATTCCTTTTGCATCCAAGCCCTCTACAAAAGTATTAAATCTTATAGCAACTTCTCCGCCCAAATTCCTTATTTTATCAAGATTAATGGGTGTGCCTTCCTGCTCAAAGATAGTTTTTATCCTTGTCACAAACTCCCTTGTAGGTTGAGATACTTCCTCATTATGGAACATAGAGGCATAGTCGGGTGCCGTATCGGTACTGCTGTCTTTTCCGTTAAGCACATTTAACTCATCAAAACCGAGTATAGATTTTTTCAGTTCCTTTTGTGCCTTTTCGGTTTCCTTTGCCGTGTCTTGCCAAGTTGTGGCAACTCTATCGGCAACCGTATAAAGCTCCGCACCCGTAAAGGCGGAGATCACCTCATTAAAGCGGTTTACAAGGTCTACAAAGGCATCCGATAAACTCTTTACGGCAGGCGTAATAGCATTGATAATCGGTGCGACCATTGCACCCAAAGAGTTTTTTGCATAGAGTGCGCTTGTAGCTAAATCATCCATACTGTTTTTGAATGTTTTATCTACAATAGCGCTCCATTGGTACAGATTTTTAATACCGTCTCTTATGCCTTGTGATATTAGCTTTAATGCGGTACGAATGGCTCTATAAAGAGCTATTCTCTGTATGCTTTTAAAAAACTTTGATGCACCCTGTGTTGCATTTTTAAAGGCATTGCTTACAAGTTTTACGGGAGGGATTATTCCTTTTGTAACCAAACCCGCAACATTACCGAACATCCTGTCAAAAGGACTTGAAGCGTCGAAAAGCTTAAAATCTATGCCTTTAAATCCCGTACCCTCATAGTTAAATGGAGTTTTACCTATACCTTTGTACTTAAAACTGTCACCTACAACATTGGAAAGAGCCGAAGAAAAATCCGATAATGCCGATAAGTTTAAGGCTTTATTTATATTTTTCCCAAACTCGGAGGCGTAATCGCTTGCTTCTTTTGAATATTCAGCAAGGCGGCTCATTTGTTCAATTCCAACTATTTTATTGTTTTTGCCGATGATCTCTTCATACTCATCTGCATTTACGGAAAGATCGGGAAAGTTTTTAAAGGGATTTATTCTTTCGACTTCTTTTGCGGCTTCTTTTGTAGCACTTTTAATTTTTTTTGTAGTCTCTCCGGTGGAAACTTCAAATTTCGGCATATCACCGAGTTCTTTTTTTAATCCCTCCCAAAGCTCATAAGCCTTATTAAGCTCCGAAAAATCACCTATAATATGAAATTGCAATTGTTCAAGTTCTATCGCCATTACGTTTCTCACCTCGCCGTCTGTTATAATCCATTAAGAAATCTGTCATTCTCTGTTTCATATCTTCATATTGCTCTCGCTCTTTTTCTCGTTGTGCATTTTTTGTAATAGGTATCGGCTCTTCTATGTATTTTTCGGGTTTATGGGTCTTGTGCATCGGATTAAATACGGGAGATGCACTCAATAATGCGTTGTATATATACAATCCGTTAAGCCACTGTTCAAAATTGACCCTGTCCTGCTTTAAAGAATATGCCTCTCTGTAATATCTTGCTATCTCGGGATCTCCGTTCCAGTAATCTTCATAGCTAACACCTATCGACAAATAAAAAGGGCATAAGCGTTTAAATACATTTGTGTAACAAATAAGGCGGTCAGTGTTACCACCGCCGCCCTCGTTATCGGACAATCGAGATGTTACACGCTCGTTGTCCACAGTATGTTTTTTTCGTCTGTCGGTTCATCGAGTAGTGTCTTTAAGGTATCGTTGTACATCCCTGCCAAAACTTGTATAAGCCCCTGCTTGTCTTTCATAAGCCCGTATATCTCATCAATTACATTATCCTCAATGTTCGGATGATTCGCATAAAAAGCGCCTTTAAAAAGTTTCGGAAGTGTGGACATCGGTTTTGTTTGCGCCGCTGTAATATCGAACCCTTCATCTTCCATTTTTTCTATAGTTCGTCTTGTATATGTAAGATTATATGTATTACCATTGTAATCGAACTTTATCTTCTTTGACATTATCTCTGCTCCTTAATCAATTATGCTATAGGTGTTACCTCGCCCTGTAAGCCTATCGTTATCTGCATTTCTCTGACTTCGCCCACGCCCTTACCAATTAGACCGACACTGATTGTACCGGGGAAGCTAAAGCCGCCGTCATCACCATTATCACCGAATAACAGTTTAAAATAATAGACCGTACCCGTATCCATCGCATTAATGGTATCGAAATCGCTCTTAATGTAGTTTGCCGTAAAAGTAAAACCGTCTCCGCCGCCTCTTAAGCCGGGAATATAAGTTCTTACGCCCTGTGAAAGATTGGTAGTTTCAACCATTTCCCTATCGGTGTTGATATTGGGATAATCCTTAATATCGACAAGCTTTGTAAAGCTACCGCTTTCCGTTGCGGAAAAATGAAGCTCCGTCTTATAAGTAAGTGTCGGTATTGTACTTGCTGCCATATTATTTACCTCCTATAAAAATATTTGCCGTCTATATTGGCTGTATAGTGCATTGTTAATCTATATATACTTGCGTTATTCATATTTAAAAGCGGTGAGTAAAAAGTCCTTGTAAAATTCATTGTAAACATTTCTTTATCAATGACTTTAGCTATCTTTTTACATTCGCTTTTCTTACCGTTCATTTTGTTTGAATATACCTCAACGGTAAAATTGACGGTAGATACTTCGCTTTCAAGTGTTGTATATTGCTTATCTACCCTGTTGTCACTCATTATGACAGATATATGCGGGAAGCTCGGCGGCGTAGCTACATATTCGCTTGTGACATCCGCAGTGGGGAAGTCATTCAAAATAGCATTTGAAATACGGGTAAAAACCTCATTTTCAATATCTATCATAGTTCACGCCACCGCCTTTGTATCTCTTCAACAACTTCATCTCGCATTGTCTCTCGTGCTCTATACATACACATATTTGCGGGATTACCGAATGTATGTACGGATCCGTCCTTATTTATCGTGCCGTTTGTTCCGGGATTTCCGATATAAGTCCAACCGTCTTCGTTGCGACCGTATTTTGCTCCGTACTCTCCACGGATCATATCGTTTTCTTCCGCTTCGGGATGATCATCGGGATATACTACACCCGTTCCAAACTCAATAAATAAAGCAACATTGCAAGGCTCAACATCTCGCATACCCATTGCGGATATTGTTACGTCACTGTAACCGGGCATATAATCGTGTGCCACATCACTGCTGACAACAACGATATTGTCACCGTCATATTCGGCTACATCGAAATTCGCTTGTGCGTATTCCCTTGCTTTGTTTGCGATAGCATCCATCAATGAACTACGGAAATTTTCAAATCGTTGCTTCATTTACATCGACCTTCTTTATAGCTATCTTACAATAGTTCTTCGTTTTGGCTATCCTACGCACTACCGCATTGCATTCACCCTCGGCGGGTGTTTTATCTATCCACAGCATAGCGTTTTCGGAAAAGGGACAACTGCCTGCAATTAACAACACATAGTTATAATCCGTAAGCGTTCCGAAAGTATTTACTTCCGCCATACCCGTCGCAGATGATACACTGCAATGTATCTCTGTGGGTTCCGAATATATCTTTTCGACCTCACCCGTGTAATATCCGCTATCATCAATTATCCGCTCGGTATCCGATAAATCGGAATAATAGACCGTTATTAAATGATTATACAGTAGTCTCATTAACGACCACCGCCTTCGCTATCGGCATTATTTCACGTAAAAGGCTTTGAGGTAAATCGCCGTCCGAATATTGCACTTGTGTAGCATTTTCGGAGTGTCCCGTTTCACCCTCTGCTCCTCGCTTATTCAAATAATAATTCGCCGCTTGGACTTGAAGCTCATCATACCTTGCAGGCATTTCAAGCTCCGAATAATCGCTTTCATACGGATAACATCTTGCAAGTATTTTGCTTCTTGCCATTTTAAGAAAAGCGGACAGCACATTATCATCATCAGTCCAACCGCCGATCGCTCTCAGCATAGTAAGCTTTTCCTCTGTTGTCATATGCTATCCACCCCTCTTTCAAAAGATTATGAAATTGCAACTACCTTTGTCGCATCCGTAAGAGCCGCTACATAATACTTTCTTGCAAATATGGTATTAAGTCTTGTGTTAGCCTCGGTTGCACCTCTTGTGCCCTGTACAAGAGACTCTATTTCCATACCGCGCTTATTGAATACCGTGACGGCATCATTTGCGGCTACATAGATAGTTCCCTGTGTAGCGTCTTTCTTAGTGTACACATTAACACCGCATACAGTACCTACATAGCCCGTCCTTGCAAAAGCTTCTACATATTGAAGAGTATCCTTAAGTCCCTTCCTTATAGCGGCAAGGTCACTTGCAGAAACAAAAGCATTGATAGTAACATCGTCAAGATTTTCAATATTCATCATTGCAACCGCATCGGCAAATGCACCGAAATAACCGCTTGTACCAAGTGTAACGGTCTGAGTTGTATTGGCAAGCTCCGCATATACATCGGCATTAACCGTATTAAACATATTCACACCCATATACTGGATACCCGCAGGCACAAGCATAGGGTCTGTCATTGCCTCTTCGTCGTAGTACTCAAATCTCGACTGTGCAAGTGTGATCGTATATGTCTTAGGTGTATAGCTTACACCAATAGTCTGTGTATTTCCCACTCCCTGCGCAAGCTTCTGAGCACCGTTAGCACCGCTGTATACATTGATCTTCTTATCCATGCCCGCAGTTCCTTCAAGGGTATTGTCAACCTTAAAGAAATTCTGCAAATCAAGATGAGAAGCATACTGATCCTCTATCTCATTTTCAAGATAGAAATTAGAATATACCGTATTAGCCATTTTCTTTAACTCCCTTCATACATGGCTTTATATTCATCGGGATGTTCCGTTGCGTATTTCGCACGCTCCGCAACACTCAACTTTCTAAAGTCCTCTTTTGTCATTGTTTTTGGTTCACTGTTTCCAACCGGTTTTTTAAAGTCCGAAACTTCTTTCTTTAAAAAGTCTTTCTTCGCTGCCTCAATAAACTTTGATTGGTTTTCAATGATTTTTGCAATATCATTATCGACCATAGCAATTGAAGTTTCGGTTGCAAGTTCTTCGGAATATCCAAGCCCGATAAGCTTTGCTTTATTCTCCGCTAAAGCAATAGTTCTCTTAAGCTCGGCATTTTCTTTTGTAAGTCTTTCTTCAAGTTCCTTACGTTCCTGTTCGGCTTTTTCATCGTCGGAAAGTTTACTCTTTAATTGCCTTTTAAACTCTGCCGCCTCCGAGTTAGCCTTTGATAAAGCATTCTTCATTTTGCTTATTTCGTCTGCATTTTTAGTATCAATTGCCTTTAATGCTTCCGAAATTTCTTCTTCGGTCATACCCTCTTTGTAAGAGCTGCCCAATAAATCAGATAAGTAACTCATTAGATACCTCCGTGCATTTTTACAACTTCCTTGTTGCTTGCGTTTTTAGCACTTCACTGTGCAGAAAGATATATATAACATCGGCAATTGACATTGTTTTGCGCCTTCGTAAAACCTCCCGGACACATTGCACTATCATTGTCGTATGTATAAAACTTGTTTTCAAACGGTATTTTCATACCTTCCAGATATTGATGTGTGTCACGAACTTTATCATCTTTCATCGTCCGCCACTGTTTGAATTTTGCCTTTTCTTTCCGTCCGGAATTAAGGATCGCTTCGTTATAAACCCTATGTGCTTCTGTTTCTGCAAGCCTTTGCAATTCGTTTACCACCGAAATATTAACTATATCGGCATCGGCGGGTTTCGTATATCCCTTTATCCTGTCCTTAAAGTTCTTTCCTTTGACACGTTTATATATACTTTCTGCCGCTTCTTTGACATCTGCTTTTATTTCAGCATTAAGCATATCCTCGGCATCCTCTACACCTAAAAGATATACGTCAACCAAAAAATCAAAAAAATCATCGATCACATCATCGACCGTAGCTTCGCCTTTTGCATAACGAAGATATATACTGCGTGTCAATCTGTTCAATTCATCAAAATCTAACATAGGCAAAATAAAAAGGGGTATACGGCTCCTACACCATATACCCCTTTGGGCATCCTCCCAAGACAAACTCTCAGGCTTTTATCTTCAACTTTCTTTTTATCTCTATAACGGCGACCTTGCCGTTTTCAATAGCAAGCTCAACCCTGTTGCCCCGATTCAGGCACTCCCGTATCGTTTCCACCGCCGCTTGCGTTATTTCTACTTGCATAAGCCTCACTCTCACTAAATGCCAAATTCGGATCCGTAAACATTCCCGACTGTTCAAACGCCAATATCGGCGCTATCTTATCGTTGTTCAGCATCAAGTCTAAGACTTGTGCCTTTTGATAGATATTCTCATAATTTCGTCTTGTAAACCTTATTTCAATATCGTTTACATTAATTTCAAGACTTGTCTGCAATTTACAAAGCCTTAATGCCATTTTCAAAAATCGCTTTTCGGCTATTTTGAACATCTGCTCGGCATTCTTCGCTCTCGTCTCTGCGGCGCTCCAACCGTCACGCATTATAACTGCGCTGCCCGTATCACTTGTAGAACTTCCGCCATTTCTATTTGGCATTCCACATATCGTAAGTATTGCATCATAAAAATGGTCATCCAGAGTTTGAGTTTCATTCTGTGACAAATTACTGATAAGATACGACACATCCGCTTTCATTTGAGGGTCTACATCTCTGAACTTCAATGCACCCTCATCTCGCAAAGCTTTAAAATCCTCGCTTGATATATCTACATTATGGAAAAGCATTAAAGCCTGTACAAATTGCTCAACGCCGTCAAGTCTGTTGCTGTCCGTCATATTAATGGCATCTAACAGCGTAAGGACTATCTCAAAAGCGCCTAACCTTGCCATATTTAGAGGATATTCCACAATAGGGACATCACCGAGATAATGAGGGTAAGTCTCTCTTATGTCCGTACCGCCAACTATATGGAAGTATTCAGTATCGGTATAACAATAATAATGCAACACATTATTATCATCCATTAACACCTTTACACCCAATACGGGCGCATTACCTAACGCCGTCGTATACACGACAAATGTATCTCTCGGATCCAATACATAACTGTGGAATACATCATCCTCGTCGGGAACGATTATTCTATATCCCATACCACAGATATGGAACCAGTCCGCAAGCTCTTTATCTTTTGCGGTCTTATCATCGGCGTAGATAATATCATTAAACAGCGACACCTTATCTACGCTTTCATCCCTCCGGGATACATATTGAATAGGCTCGCCCAAAAGGTACCCCGTCTTAAACGCAACTATCTCATTCGCTCTGTTTTCAACTATCCTGTTACATATCTCCGGGCGAACTTCTTTTACACGCATTAATATCGGTTGATTGCCCTTGTAATAATTCCACAGATACTCACAATCCATTCTGTTTAAATTAAAATCGGGCAGCACTTTAGACAACACCGCAACGATATTTTCACTATTCACTTTTTCGTAGCTCGTATACAATATCTTACGTCCGTGTCTCATAGCACCACCCTTAAAACAAGAAAGGATAAATTATGGAATTTTTCATTAAACGGGGAAGGGCGACCTTCCCCACGGGGAATGAAGAGCAAATAAGATCTATCTATTCATCTATCCATCCATATACATTATACAATATTTCTATTAATTTTGCAAGTATTAATTTAATTTTTAAATAATTCTTTTTAAAATCTCAACTTTATAAGCTTCAATAGTCCTTAATTCATTTTCCAATAATGATAAGCTATCGGGTGCATCATCGTGTAAATTCTTACCCGTCCTTGTATATGAAACCAACTGTCGCATAAATACATCATATTGCGAACCTCGCTTATATTCTCCTTTAAAATAAAAATGCTTGATAATATTATCGCTTGCAAATTCAATTCGTGTTTTCTTATTGGTGATCGTCCGCTTTGTACGGATACCGCATTTATAACCCTGCTCTTTAAGAATAAGCCCTATATCCCTTGCAAAATACTCACCGCTTGCATTGCTCTCAAACAAACAAGAGCTTACTTCATTGTTCACAATAATTCTTGCACATTCAGGCTTCGTAACTTCCGGAGGACTATCATCAAACACTACATCCACAATATACACATCTTCGCCATATATCTTCGCCACGACCAATGAACAATAATCTTCACCGCCTTCCGCAGTATCGCATACAGCAATTGTGCTGTCGGGTTCAATATCTCCGGGAAGTTCGTAAAACCTATTCAATTCCGTATCGTGAAATAATAATCCCTTTGCTTCAAACGGCTTTTGCTGAAATTCGCTTTCAAATTGCTCCGCAGACAGCATATCTCTCTGTTCACGGAAATAACCTGTCGTAAATATCTTCTTACCGCCTAATTCAAACTCAAAATTACTTTCGTCCGTTTCCTCGTCAAGGGCAGGCGTTTCCAATATTTCAATGCGTTTATTATGCTTTAACATCTCCTCTTGCAGGCGACCTATTGGATCGTATATGCTATACCTCGTGCCGCATATCACTATCGGCGTGCCTTCAATCGCTCTACCCAAAATATCACCGCTTATAACTTCCCACTTTTCGTCAAGCCTTCGCCTGTTTTTAGCTTCTTCTCTACCCTCTACGCAGTCATCCAGATACAATATATTCGTAGCTTCCGAAAGACCCACCTGTCTACTGTCAATACTTCTGCACATTATCGTGGGAAACCTTTTTCTCGACCCTAAATTTATTATCTTACTGTCGAAATTCGTTTGAACTAACGGACTGTTCGGGAATATATCGTAAAAATGATAATCGCTCGGCTGCTGTAAATATTCCAAACACCCCGTATAAAAGCTCTTTACCAAATCATCGCCCGTGCCTTCCATTAACGTACTTTTATCGGGTTCACGACCACTTATAAGGTTTGTAAAATGTATACCAAGGGTACTGTTATGCGTTAATACCCCACGCTTACCAACTCTGTATAAACCGTCCTCTACCGTTATACAATTACCTAATACAGGTTCGTCTAAAGGCTCTATGGACTTTATAGATACTCTCCTCGGCAGCTCCGTTGGCATATTCTTTTTACGCTTTAAAACCACGGGCATATCAAAGTACGGAACAAAACTGATGTGATATATATCACTCCTGCCGATTATCCCGGAGCTGCTTACCTTTGCAGCTTCCTTATAGCATCTGCAATCAAGACCTAAAGAACCTACAAGCTTTATAATATCATCCTTAAGTCTCGGCAATGCCGTGGATATATGAACTCTATGCTTATCCTTTTTAATATATCCATCAGTATCAACTAAGCCTGACAACAACTCAAGCCTCTGCATTGCGCTTGCCGTAAAGTATTCATCGGGAATATGCTTATTCTTTTTATCCGTTTTGTAACACATACCCAGCTTTTGCAAGTCCTTGCGCAAGCCCCTAAAGGATGTAACGAGCACACCTGTATTCTTGTCTATCGCCGTTGTTACATCATCGTATCCGAGACGCATTATCTCACAAACAATGCCTATATCCTTAACATCATTCGTCATTACCGGCTTATTTGTGGTTCCATCGCCCAACCACGCACCAAGCACATACGGAGGCACCGGCAATTCCTTTTCAGGCATATTGATTGGAGAGAGGAACGGGAGATAAAACCGATTACGAGAATTTTTGCGGCACCCCAGCTTTAGCATCTCACCCGTTTCGTATATACAATCAACACCTCTTGCCTTATCATATATAAGCCATTCGTGCTCTGCGCTCGTTAATATCTCCTCACCATTCGTTAATGTAATCTTGTGCGTTGCGTAATCATCGGGATGTACCCACACAACCCTTTTAGGCTTGCCGTCTATGCCAAATACCTTATCACCTATCTTTAAATCACCATGTGTTTTCCAGCCATCCACCGTAAGTACCGGACAATCCTTGCTTATTAGCTTACCGCTTCTTTTCGGCATTGATACGGATAAAAAGTCAAGTTCACCGTCCAGCACCCTCTGATAGGCATCCACATATCTTTTTAAATACCTTTGCCTCGGGATATAAAACTTCTTATCAAGCGGCTTGTCATATTCTATCGCCATTAAATACTCCTCAAACTCATACGGAGCATTATATACATACGTATAGAACAAGTGCTCGTCTATCACCTTTGCAAGGGCATAATCCTTATTCCGTAATGCACTATCCATTTCCGACAATAACAGTTTGCGAAATTCCTTTGACCATTCCCTGTCTTTACTGCTCTTGACAAGCGACCAATAGTCAATTATTCCCTCTATTTTTGACAGAGGGATTTTCTCCGCAACCATTCTCGCCTTAGAATATACCTCGCCCTTAACAGCTGCTTCTTGTTCATCTTCCCGATATGACAATCCCGCATTTTCATTTTTCTTGACAGCCATCTATACAATTCTCTCCTTTCCTTTTTCGTCTCCCACATCTGATCTAAGTACCAGTGACAGTCTTCTTTCAAATCCGCCAAAAACAAAAGAGACCACCCCTCTCTTTGGAATAGTCTCTTTAGACCAGCATTAAACAAACTTTAATGCTTTATGAAATTCGCAGACCGACATTAAACACACTTTAATGCACATTAATACTCCATATTTTCCATAACTTTAATGTCTAATTGTTCTGCTTCTTCTTTCGCTTGCTTCGTTAATCTTGAATTTGTCATTATCATTGCTACATCGGCTTCATAGTATCCTCTTGCAGTATATATCTCTTGCACCGCTTTGTTAGATACATTACCTGTGTAGCATTTACATTGCACAACATACTTATATCCATTACGGTAGCAAATTATATCTGCACCGTGGTCGCCCGATACGGGAGTAGTGTCTATATTCTTAAAACCCTGTAAAGCTAATTCTGATGCACAATGAAATTCAAACGCTATGCCTTTTGCCTTAGTCGATAGTTCGGGGATTTCTTCTTCGGGTTCCTCTTCGGGTTCCTCTTCGGGCTCTTCTACGGGTTCTTCCTCGATTTCCTCTTCAATCTCTTCAATCTCTTCTTCGGGGATTTCCTCTTCGGGTTCTTTAAAAAACTCCTTAAAAAACTCTCGATAACGGAATATATAAAAGGCTAATACACCATTAAAGAGCAAAAATAGGAAACCGACAAACTTTTGGTTGAACCCATAACACATTACTAATGCGATTATTGAAATTACTATGTATGCGCCAACTAAAACTTTTATTATTTTTTCCATTACCCCTAAAACTTTTATTTTTCCATTGCCTTGTATACGCTTTTTGTATACCTTTTGTATACCTTTTTTATATACGCTTTTTGTATTTTGCGGTGTGGAAGGGGGTTACCCCTATACTTATACACTCGGAATATCCCCCCTCCCCCTATGGGTCGGGGGTTTTATATAGCTATGGAGCTATTATAAACAAACACGACGGACAGCCTCCGCAAGTTGCGGATCATCTAACAACTCCCACAATTTAACATTCAATGCCTCGGCAAGCGGAACGAGCTTGTCAAGCCCGGCATTGTCAAGCGGTGCTCCGCTATGCGTATTTAATTCATAGTTTTGAATCACCCTATATTTGATTCCCGATAAATCCGATAATTGCCTTTGACTCAGACCGCGCGACTTTCTAAGCTCTTGCAACTTTGACATAATAATGATCACCGCCTTTTTATTTTTCGTCGCCCTGATCAAGGGCGTTATTATCCTTGACCGAAATTATAGCACGGAACACAGCCCCGGCGCAATATGGCAATGTGCATAAAAAACGGTAGAGTTTTTTGTTTATATTTATACCAAAATTTTGGTATATTTTTATTGATTTTATACCATTTTTTTGGTATAATAATACTTGAAGAGATAAGGTTGTTACCTCTTCCGGTGCACCCTCACCGTATAGAAGAAATACAATATTTAAGTCGTTCACGGCGGCGGGGTTGGGTAAAAAAAATGTGATAAGACCCGCCGCAAATCTTACAAATCCATAAGCAACAGTAACCGGATCGCCCTATAAATGGGGAGCGGTGAACAGACAGCGGGGACAAAGATAATTAAAAAAAACAAAGAAAAAACAAGGAGGAAAAAACCATGAAAAAACTTGATACTTTAAAATTCAAAATGCAAGTTGCCATTGAGGCAATGCCCGCGCGTAGCGCATGGGCAAAGGGCGTTAAAGAATACGCCGTTAATTTACTTGATAACATTGAAGATATTGAAGCTTTTAGCAACCCCGAAATGTTAAAAAAGACTCTGCTCAACGGAGCGAGCGATTGGGAACAATATAGCTGGGGCGGATGCGCCCTATGCTATGATCTAGACATTGCGGCGGCGCTCTGCACACCGTCCGAGCTTAAGAAAAAGGACGGCGGACGGCTTGCACCGAATAGCCGCGAAGCGTGGCTTGACGTTCAAACCCGCGCCCTTTATCAGGCTGAACGCCTGATATTAAAGGCATACAGAACGGCGGAAATACAAGAGCTTGTAAAGGAGGCGGCATAAGATGTTAGCACTTTTCATAATCGGCTTTATAGCCGGTTTCGGAACCGCCTTAACGGCGGGGCTGTACCTTGACAATAAGCACCAAAGAGAAATTATTGACAAGCTCATAGAGAAAGGGGGTGCAGAAGATGACACCCCGTGAGATTGTAGCCCTTACGGGCATTAAAAAGGCGAGTATCGTATTTGCCATCCGTAAATATATTTCTTACGGCTGCACGCTGGAAACAGCCATAAGAAAAGCAAAGGAGCAAGGGGCTTGACCTTACCCCGCAAAAAAGATATAATAAAATCAAACAAAGAAAGGACACCCCGAAAGGGGCGAAAGGTGGAAATTATGTATTACATTGTAGAGTATTCGGGCGAAAGCCGCAAAATAACTAACTGGCAAGAGTGGATCAGTTCGGGGGCGTTCGATGAGGACACATCCTCAAAAGTCGTTCAAGAGTTTGAAGATTTAGCAAGTGCAAAAGAAGCCCTTGTAAATTACAAAAATACAACGATTTGCAGAAAATATGTCACTAAGTTCTGGGAGCATACGATATATGCCTTGCAAGAATCTGATCCCGAAATGGAAGAGGATTGTACATTTAAAGTGCCAAAGATAGATATTATCGCATTTGCCAACGGTGAATAAAAAAAGCCCTTCGGGGCTTTTTTTAATGCTCCGATAAATTCCGAACGACAAGGACGAACAGCAACAGACCCACAAGCTATAAACACCCCCTAA